TGTCGGACGCGCCTCCGAGGCCGAAGCCGATCACCACCTGCGCGCCCTTCAACTCGTGCTTGAGACGCAGCGCGCCGATCAGGTCGCCGAACTTGCGCACGGTCAGCGCATCGACCGGGCTACCTTCGAAGATCTCTTCCTAGTCGGGCGGCGCGTCCTCGCGGCGATACAGCGCGTCGCGCAGCACCGGGTGGAACATGGCCAGCAGGCCGTTGCTTTCCGTGAAGGCGATCTTCAGGTCCGCGCCACCGACCTTCTCGTCGCCGTGGTTCTCGGGGCGCACGTTCAGGTGTGCGAGCGTCACTTTCTGGCTTTCAAGGCTGAACATTCGTCAGTCTCCTTGGTTGTGCTGCTGGTGAAGAGTTAGCGGATCGACAGGCGCAAGCCCTGACGCAGGCGCGCGCCGGGGACGTCGTGGTTGTCCTTCAGCGCCTGGGCGATCAGATTCTTGTCGAGCTTGGGCGGAGGCGCCGGCGGACTGGTGAAGTAGTCGGCCGGGATCTGCTTCTCGTCGAACACTTCCACCGCGGGCGGGTTTTTGGCGATGCTGATGCGAAACAGCGGGCATTCGATCACCTGGATATCGCTGGCGATCATGTTGCGCAGCAGGTAGTCGCGCAGCGCGTCGGCGCGGGCCTGGCGCGCCTTCTTCAGTTCCTGCAGCCGCTTGATCTCGGCGTCGATCGCCGGGATGTCGGCTTCGAACGTGCGCGCGACCATTTCGCAGCCTTGCGCCTTGTCGCCGATCTGCTCGGGCAGGCCGCTGGCTTCCATGGTGTCGGCGACGGCCTTCTCGTCGAAGTCGCCTTCGGCCAGGCGAACGGCCAGCGTGCGGTATTCCTGCGTGAGGGCGTAGAGGGGCATATTCATGGCGGGCCTCAGAAGTAATGAGCCTTGCGCCCGAAGGCTTGGGCGAACGGGATGTCGTCGTCGAGGGCGGACGCGCCGGCGGCTGCGGCTGCACGGTTGCCGTCTTCCAGGGAGCCGCCACCGGAGCGCAGGGGCTTGTCGCGCAGGGCCTGGACCATCTTGGCCAGCTGAAGCGGCTGCGTCTTGCGGTCCAGGATCTCGGACGCGACCAGCTCGCTACTGGCCTGAAAGACGCCGGCCAGATTGGGGCGCCACTTGCCCGGGCGGTACTCTTCCATGGAGAAGAGCAGGCCCACAGGCTTGCCCAGCAGCTCGGTGAACTGCGGAACGACGGTGTCCAGCTCGCGTTGCTGGTCGAAGTCGTACACCTTGGCGGGCGTATCCTTCGGGTCGGCGAGGTTGCGCAGCGACAGGCACGCCATCAGGGCAGAAAGTTGCTTAAATCCGTAGACTTGCGTGCCGTCCGAACGCTTGGTGTAGATGGAGAACCGAGCGCGTTGCCCGCCGTCCGCTACGAAATCGAAGTCGATGCCGTAGGTGCCGGTATTCTCGGAAACGATGTGCTGGGCGCGCGTGAACTTGCCCTTGTATTTGCCCTTCTCGGCGATGCGGCTACCGGTGGATTCGGCCGCCTTCGCGGCCGCGGGGTCGAGTGCGTACATGGTTGCTCCTGGGTTAGGCGGCTTCGGTGAGGCCGTAGTACTGGTAGATGGCGGTGTCCACGGCGGCCAGGTCGTTCTCGATCAGGTCCGCGTCGAACATGCCCATGGGGGTCTTGACGGTGTCGCTACCGTTGTTGCGGGTGGCGAAGAAGTGCTGGCCGTCCTGCACCACGGTCTTCAGCACAATGGAAACCATGCCCTCGAGCGTGATCTTTTCGTCCAGCATCCGCCCGATGGTCTTGATCTTGGTGCGCCCGTCGTCTGTGGTCTCGACATGCGAGAGGACGTAGACGCGAACCTCATCGGGCAGACGCGCAGCCTCGACCAGAATGTCCCAGGCGTTGCGGCCGATTTCGGTGAACTTGTCGAAGCCCTTCTCGGCGCTGCGGCGCATGAACTCGTTCGCCATGACGTACTGGAAGTCGTCGATCACGATGACCGGGCGCTTCGTGCGCTTCATGGCGCCGACGATCGTGGCCGCCGAATCGCAGACGAAGATGCTGCCGGCTGGGTTTTCCTTGTTGGCCGGCTTCCAGTTACCGCTCTTGAACGGCAGCGGCTTCTTGATGGCCTGGATCAGCAGGGTTTGCGACGGATCGAGGTTGCGCAGGCTGGTGGACTTTCCGGTACCGGACTGCCCGAGAATCATGGTTACGGTGCTCATCGATTGCTCCAGATTGGTCGGTTTCTACGATTGCTACGGTGCGGCCGCGGTGGGCTCGCAGGAATTGGTCGGGCGTACCCGGCGGGTAGGCGTCCTCGGCTTTCATGGCTATTCGCGCGCGGCCACGGCGGTCTTGCCGCAGCCTTCGCAGGCGGTGAGGGTGGATTCGTCGCGCTGCTGGACTTCGCCGTAGCCGAAGACCAGGGCGACCAGCACCGCGGCGACGGTGAAAGCGGACAGACGGGCGTCGGGGTCGCGCAGGAGGCGGCGGATCATTGAACGTCCCCTTCGGCAGGTGACGGGAAGCAGCCGTCGTCGTCGCGGCGCTCCTGATAGGTGCGGTACTGGCCGGTGCGGGCCTCCTGCTTGCGTGCCTTGCAGGACTTCGAGCAGAACCGAGCCCAGCCGCGCGCGCGGTCGGCCGACCGGGCGGTGAAGGTGCTGCCGCAAGCCTGGCACTGGTATTGGGCGGTAGAGGTCATGACTGCTCTCCCTTGGCCTTGGCGTGGAGCTCTTGATGGTGCTGCTTGCACAGCCATGTGACGGCGAGCGGCAGCGCGTAGGACGCATGGTGGCCATCGGTCGGCGTATCCCCGCATACCTCACAAGGCAGAGGGACGATGCGCCCCATTTCGACCTCGTGACGCAGCTTTCGGCGCGCAGCATGTCGGCCTGCGTGCAGGCGTGCGTAACCGCGCATCAGAGATGCTCTGCGCTCGCGCACGCCTGGGCGCTGAGCATATGCGGCCTCATAGGCTTGGTGATAGCTACGCGGCATCTGGCCAGTTTTGACCGGGTTGCCGGATGCTTTGCGGGCCGCACGATAGGCTGCGTCGTAGGCGCGCTGGCATTCGCTGCAAAGGAAATCCGATTTGCGGATCTGCCGTTCACTTGGCTGGAAGGTCGATTTGCATTGCCGGCAGGTGGTCATTGCTGTTCCCCTTTCGCTTTGCTGATGGCGGCGCGGCGCTTGGCGGCAACCATCGTTTCGTAGTCCCACTCGGGGTCGATCTCGCCGGCGGCTTCTCGGCCGCGCCATTCTTCCTCGGCTTCCAACGCCTCCAGCAGATTCGGCGCGGCGGCGATCAGGCGGGCGTTGGCGAACAGGTCGGATCCGTCGCCGTTCACGCCATAGGGCTGAGCGACCGGAACGAGGCGACCATCGTCAAAGGAACGCGCTTGCACCACATAGTCGTAGCGGATTGCCCACGGCCCGGGCGTATGTTTCGTCATCATTCCTCGCTCCCCATGCCGCGACGGAAGCGGCGGTAAAAGAACTCGTCTCCGGCCAGCAACGCAACGAGCGCCAGCGACCACAGGATCAGGTACGCATTCATTGCCGGCTCCCGAACGTGACGCGCTGGCCGTCTTCGGTCAGCTCGACCAGCGTGTCCAGCAGCCGGGCGCGCGCCAGCTTCGTCCACTCGATGAAGAGCGTGCCGACCGACACCGCCGACTCGCCGCGCGCCGCGGCACGCACCACCAGGGAGAACGCGGCTTCGGATTGCGCATCGCCGATCGTGGCCGCGTACAGCGCTTCCGCGGCCAGCTCAGGCTCGCCATAGGGCCAGCGCACGTAGCGCTGCGCCACCAGGGCGTAGTGCAGGTCGGCATCCAGGTCCCGGCGCAGCTCGGCCAGCCGCTCGGCGTCGGTCAGCGGGCGCACGACCGTGGACGTGCCGCACTCGGTGGGGTAGGTGAGGGGAAGCATGGTGTCTCCTGTCCCGTCGCGCAGGATGCGGTCAGGCTTCTTCGCAGTCGGGCGCCTGCAGCTCCGTGATCCGCGCGTTGGCGGCATCGAGCTGGAACCTGACGCTCTGAAGCTCGGAGCGCAGGCGGTCGATCTCTTCTTGCTTCTTGGCAATCGCCGTCTTATTGCTGACGAAGACTTCGGGCGTGGCGATCACAAAGTCGTCGCTGACCACGTCGGCGCAGGCCTGAATCAGCAGTTCGCCGGCATCGTCGGACTCGGTGTCGAACTTGTCGCCCAGGATGATGTGCATGCTGGGCTTGACCACGTTGATCTCACGCCAGCCCTTATTGATGAAGGTAGCGTTGTGCTCCAGCATCGCCGCCAGCGCGGGCAGCGACTTGTCGGCGCCTTCCTTCGGGATGTGGATGGCGATGTGGCTTGCGTTGTTGGTTTCAATGACGGCGAACATTTCTTTCTCCCTTTTTCCATCCCGCCGGGTGGCGGGCGTTGCCTCGGTGAGGCGTTGGGAGAATATAAGGCATGCCTAATTATTTGACAATAGGCATGCCTAATTTAATTTGTAACAGGCGCAACACGCCAGCTCGGGGCGGGTAGGGGCACAACAAGCCGAAGCTGGCGAGGGGCTTAAGGAATGGGAAGCAAATACGCAGAAAATAGTGATGTTCAGGCGCAAAAAAAGAGCAGTGCCTTCGGGGTGGGATCCTCGAACCAGGGGCCTACAATTTCTTCAAGGGTCTTGGCTGGTGCAAACCGCCAAGACCCTTTCTACTTCTTGGCGCTCGTTGCACCAAAATTTCAAACCATAGCCTTGCAGCCTATGCCTGTTCCTATACAGCGTATTGCGCATTAACCCAGGCATCGGATCCGAGCGCACACCCAGGCAGGACGGCGGTCGCTGTGAGTGCGGTAACAAGTAGACGCTTCATTGTGGGCTCCCTAGCAGCCAATAGATTGCTGATCGTATGCTGCGGCATGATCGCCGCCGTACAGGAAAAGTCGCCTAGAGGCGGCACGCTCGATGTAAGTCAAACGGGATCGTCTTCCTGAAGCCCCAGCAGGTGCTGGCTAACTGCCGTGGCACCACCTAGCTGTTGGATGAACTCGCGCCATCTTGGGTCAGCCAGGGCGCGGGTCAATCGTGCAACCTTCGAATCCGATACTGAGCTTTGCTCGATTGCTTCTCGCATTGCTATGAGAAATTGAAGGAAAAGACCGCCCTCAGCGGGGATGTAGCCAATTTGGGAGGCCATTTGACCCCACAGCCCCATTCCCTCAAGGGTGGGCACCCAAATACCCTGCCACGCCTCGTCGGCAATAACTGGCGGTTCGACGCCAGGAGGGCACTCTTCACCGTGACGAAGGAGAACCCTCAAAGGAGTGCGTAGTTGCATCGTCGCGCAAAAGACGTGCGCAGTTTCGCCAACTGCATCGCTCGAGCCGCTTTGATCAAAAAGCACGTCCTTTCGCATTGCTTGGACCTTAGTTATTTTTCTTGTGACGACCTAGAGCGCATCAGATCTGCCTTGAACGAACTTGTCGAGATCGATAACAAAAGCAGAGTCATCTTGTGCTTGTATGGTCTGACGGCCTATGGGCAATGAACCCAGCACTATCCGGCGGTAGTCTCTTTATCGCTTCGAGGGGAACCCATTTCTCGAACGGCCATTGGGAGGGCAGCGACGGCATCCGCCTATACATGACCCATGCTGCTGGTATCCCGTAGGCGGCCTCGGCTTGTACGGCTCCCTCAAAGCTGATTCCTCTGGTTTTCCAGTTGGTCACCCTGTTGTCGGCAATATTCATGCGTGCAGCCACCCGCGAGGTCACGGCTTCCCCGGGGCTCATTTCTTCACTTGCGACAAACAGGCGAGCAGTTGTTTCGTGCATAGCTTCCATGGCGCGTATGTCGCTTGGATCACACGCGGCGTTGTTTCACGCTATGTTCAGTCTCAAAGCGGTTGATCAACGGTCGCAGGCCCCTTTACAAGCCATGCGCTCGGACCATACGAGGTTTAGGTGGCTGCATTTAGGCTGCCCGTTCATTTGGGGAGCTTTTCGATTCTGCGTCGGACGCGTAGGCTTCCACCTGGCGCGCTACCCATTCTTCTATCCCAGCTCGCTGCGCTTCCGACAAGGTGTAGTACCGCTGCTTCGGTATCTTTGGGAAAGGCCAGTCAGAGTCTAGCCTGCGTTCCTTGGGCAAGACACCATCGGCTAACCACGCCTCGCTGACGTTCAATAATTGGGCGACGCTAACAAGGTTCGCGCCCCTAATGTTCTTGGTTTTTCCGTTCAGCCAGTCCGCTACCGAGGGCGGCTTTATGCCTGCCGCGCGCGCGACCTGAACTTGCTTTATGCCAGCGTCGTCCATTGCCTCTCGGAGGCGTTCTGCAAGAGTGCTCATTCGGCAATCCTAATAGGAAGCCGATTAGGGATGCCTTTGTAAAAAGTTAGGCGCGGCTTGACTATAAATAAGGCATGCCTAATAATTGAGGCATGGACATGAGGCACCCCGACTCCGACATCATCGACGCCTTGGGCGGTACGGCGGCTGTGGCCCGCCTCTGCAAGGTTAAAGACCCGTCCGTTTCGGACTGGCGAAAGACCGGCATCCCAGCGGCCAGGCGCATGTATCTCGAAACCATCCGGCCTGAAGCGTTCTGCACGCCCACGCCCGCCCAGGCCCAGCAGGAGGTTACTCATGCTTAACGTCCTGCGCCGGGTTTTCGTGCCTAGGCCTATTCGAATCGAGGCTTGGCCCGTCCACGTCGGAGACGATCTCATCCTGTCCGTCCGAGACTGGCCGGCATCTCAGGACATGGTTGGCTTCCTGAACGCAACGCAGCAGCAATTCCCCGGCGTTCGTATTCACTTGCTGGCCGGTTTTGACTCGGTCCAGGTATCCGGGGAGCAGCGCCGCGCCTATGGCAAAGCCACCGCCAAGGAATGCCAGCCAAAGCTGGCCATTCAGCAGTACTGCGATGAGGCGATTTCGCGCGGGGCGAAGCCTGGTCCACAGGGAAATGTTGTTTTGCTCACCTGGGCATCCGCGGGTCGGGTCGTAGTCGTATCTGTCCCGCCACAGGTAAAGGGCGATGCGGTGGAAAAGTTTCAAGCGAGTTTCCCCGGCGTAGATCAGGAAGGTGTAGGAGCCTCCGATTCTACGTTCGGCGGGGACGCCCTGTGGCCGGCCAACGACGGCGACGTTTTCCACTTCGCAGCTCGGCAGTGGCTTGCGTTGAAGCGGCCCGATTTGCTGGCTCCGGATCGATACAAGCAGCGCGTTCGTTGCTTGGCAAAGAAGCTCCGCAAGGCTGCCAATGCCTACCTTGATCGGAGACACCATCCAGGCACGTCCGACCCCGTGCCGGCCCAGCAGGAGGTGGCTTGAGATGGATGGCGAAGCCGCTACCCGTTTCTGGAAATCAAATCGCTCAGCATGGCGCGCACGTTGTGCAGCCCGGTCAGCGATGAATCCGAATACGGATCGGCGTCGCCGAGCATCGCTGCCTCGAGTGGCTCGAACATTGCTTCTGCTCGGGCCTCTAGGTGTAGCCGTTGTTCTTCTGGCAGTTGCCGGACGAGGGCGCCGATGATTGCCACCAAGCCCGCGATATTCCCTTCGGCAACTGCCAGCCGGTGCCGCAGTTCCTGCTCCTCCATGCCCAGCTCCTTTCCTGCGAACGGTTTGTGTGAGAGCAGCCAGTTTAAGGGGAAGGGGCAGGGCGCCCAACGCCTTCGCCAAGGCGATTGGCGGCGCGTCTGGGCGGAGCTGGCTGAGCAGCAAGAGGGGGCGTGACATGACTTCCCACCCCACATTTACGGAGGCCTCGATGGTCAACCCGATTGAACCTGGTGATATCCCGCATGAAATCCAACGTGACGTGGTCGCTGCGGCGATCGAGGCGGCGGCCTTCGCCTGGGCTTTGAAGACGATCCGGCGAAGGCCGCCCGCCTGGTGGCGGAGGCGGCCGTTGTTGCGTGGGAGGTCGTGAACGGCGTTAGTAGCCCTGCACCTTCTCCTGGCGCTGCCGATGGAACTCGTCGATGAAGGCCCAGGCAGTAATCGCGAGGGCCTCGCCTGCACCTTCGCCGCAGTGTTGTTTGTTCAATGCCTCCGGCTGTCGCTCGAGGATTGCGAAGAAGGCATCCCGCGCCTCGATGAATTGTGCTTCTGTCATGAGAACTCCTCCTGTGGGGAAAGTTGGTAGTGGTTGGTTGCCACGCCCGGGCAATTCGGGCAATGCCGATCGTAGCCGCGGACAGGGGTTCTCGCCAGTTTCGGGCCGTCATGGCTCAGTGCACCGTCGCGCCGGCGGCGTCGGAGCCTTGCCAGGTCCGGCGGTCGCGCTCTGCGCGCAGCTCGTCGAACAGGTCCATCACTGTCTTTTCCGACGGGTCATCGAAGGCACGCCTGGCTATCTCCTGGGCGGCAGCAAGCAGCTTTTCCGTATCTGTCATTTCACTTTTCCGTATTGCCCCGAGGGGTAACGACATGAGCACTCAACCAGTATCAGCCGACAAGCTGGAAAGCACCCGCAAGAACGGTGCACGGATTCAGGCCGAGGTCTTGCGGCGTCTTGCAGACGTGACGCAGGAGCGTGCAGCCGATTGCATGGGCTTGGACGCCAGCACGTTGAGCCGCTTCAAGGACAGCCTGGACCGGTTCTGTCAGCTGCTGGCGGCGCTCGACATGCAGATTGCTCCGACGGACTCCGTCGTGGTGAGCCGTGACGACCTGCAGGCCCTCAAGCGCATGGCGTTCAAGTACCTGCAGGCCGAGATCGAGTCCGAGGAGCGCGGCTGATGCGCCAGCGCATGCTCAACCCCAAATCGTTCCTCCTGATCGGAGCGAGCCAGCAGGCGGCCGCACAGGCATTCCTGGCCAACCTGCCGCTGGATGCCGACGAGCCCCTCGAGGTAGTGGTGCGTGAGCGCCAGAAGCCGCGCCGCATGAGCCAGAACGCCCTGATGTGGGCCGGGCCGCTGCGCGACATCTCCGAGCAGGCGTGGGTGCAGGGCCAGCGCTTCGCCGCCGAGGTCTGGCACGAACAGTTCAAGCGGGACTATCTGCCCGAGGAATTCGACCCCGAGCTGTGTCTCGAGGGCTACCGGAAGTGGGATTTCACCCCGCGCGGTGACCGCGTGCTGGTGGGCAGCACGACCATGCTGACGCGCCGGGGCATGACCCAGTACCTGCAGATGGTCGAAGCCGCCGGCGCGGCGCTTGGCGTCCAGTTTGGCGCCAGGGAAGGGCAGTAATGCTGCGCCGTACACCTCTCCAGCGCAAGACGCCCATGTCGAGGTTGTCGACACCTATGTCGAGGTCGGTCATCAAGCGCCGCGCCCCGAAGAAACGCCCGGGCTATCACGACCCCAAGTACTTGGCCGCTTGCCGCGGCGAGCGCTGCTACCAGCAATTCGCCGGGTGCTGCAGCTACAAGGGCGACCCAACGGTC